CATACCGCCATTAGCTCATCAGGAAAGAGCGCCAGCCTTCGAAGCTGGCTGCGCGGGGTTCAAGTCCCCGATGGCGGTCCATTATCTGCATCATGCGTTGTTAGCTCAGCCGGACAGAGCAATTGCCTTCTAAGCAATCGGTCACTGGTTCGAATCCAGTACAACGCGCCACACTTATTTTCCCTGGCTCGCTTTTGCGGGCCTTTTTTTTTAAATGTCTCACAATTCAGACGGTTGACTGTTGTCTGGTTTGCGGGGAGTTTGTTAAAAGAAACTGGCATGGTGAATCCCCCTGTGCGGAGGGGCAATCAGCGAGTAGGTATATGGGATAATCGCGGATTCAGGTGCTGGTACTGAATTCACCGGGAGGCACCCGGTACCATGCAATGGCACATAGCGCCACTCTCCAGCCCCTCTCCGGAGGGGCTTTCTTGTGGGCAAAAAAAGCCCGCGCTGGGAGACGCGGGCGGCAAGGAATAAACAATAAAACGTGAAGTAATATTTCAGCTGGCGAATAATATCCGACAGTAATCACTCTGCGCAATAGCGCGGCCTTTTTCGTATTGCGGGCTGTTGTCTCTCTTCTGCCATTGTCCTGTAACTTCCGGACTTCAGCCCGCTCCTCATTTTACTCACAATATTATCCCGGCCGGGAGGATTCATGGCATTTAAACACTATGATGTTGTCAGGGCGGCGTCGCCGTCAGATCTTGCGGAAAAGCTGACACATAAACTGAAAGAGGGCTGGCAGCCGTTTGGTAGTCCGGTGGCCATAACCCCTTATACCCTGATGCAGGCGATTGCAGCAGAAGGTGATGTGGTCGTCAGTGGTGCAACTGAGCCGGAGTGGTACTACGTCATCGTACTGGCCGGGCAGTCCAATGCCATGGCTTACGGTGAAGGGCTTCCGCTTCCGGATTCATACGATGCGCCCCATCCGCGCATTAAGCAACTGGCCCGTCGTAACACAGTGACTCCCGGTGGTGAAGTATGCGTATTTAACGACATCATTCCTGCTGACCATTGTCTGCATGATGTTCAGGATATGAGTACGATTAACCATCCCCGGGCTGACCTGAGCAAAGGGCAGTACGGCTGTGTCGGACAGGGCTTACATATTGCCAAAAAACTGCTTCCGTATATCCCTAATAATGCGGGGATCCTGCTGGTACCATGCTGTCGTGGTGGTTCGGCATTCACCCAGGGCGCGGAGGGGACATTCAGTGCGGACACGGGGGCCAGCCAGGATTCGGCACGCTGGGGTGTGGGTAAACCATTATATCAGGATCTGCTTTTCCGCACGAAGGCAGCATTGCAGAAAAACCCGAAAAACGTTTTGCTGGCGATATGCTGGATGCAGGGGGAATTCGATATGACGAATGCCAGTTACGCCCAGCAGCCAGCAGCATTTCTTGCAATGGTACAGCAGTTCCGTGCTGACCTTGCCGGGCTGGCGGCGCAGTGCCATGGCGGCAGTGCTGCAGTTGTACCGTGGATTTGTGGCGACACGACGTATTACTGGAAAAACACATACGGCACACAGTATGA